CAATCCAAGCGATTATGTACGACGACCCACAACCATTACATGAAAATGCGGATACCGCAAAAGCATGGATTGAAGATGAGCTAACTTGGTCTGATGTATATTCAAAAAAACCTGAAGAATATTTGGATGCTATTGCTCGCGGAGAAACCCCACGTTGGGATTCAGACGCTGGTAAATATGTGTATGGTGATTCATCTGTTGATACCAAATCAATTGGTGGTTCAAGTAGTATTGAAGATCCACAATCGATGGACGCACCTGACGACGATCTACCATTTTAATCAAACAAACAATTAGGTTGGGCACTTACTTGGACAAAGTGTCCAACCTTTATATTTTAAAAAACTAATTTACATGGACAAAATTAAAAACAAAATGTACGAGGCTCTTAAAAAGAAATATGAGAGCGAGATGTTGGACTCAGAAGCCTCATTACTTGTTTATTTCACAAACCCTGTTGGTATCGGAGAACATCCGCAACATATTGAGGAGATGGATAAACTAATTGAGAAAAGGGCTAACGCAAAAGACAAATTGGAAAATTTGGAACAATTCTACAAATACGAAATTTAATATGGCATTGAAGAAAAAAGAAATCGGGTTAAGTAGTATTAAAGATAAGTTCTCTACTAAAACAAAATATAAACCTGAAAGTTATTATAATTGTGGTGAAGCCTTTATGGAGGCTTGTGGATTACCAGGTCCAATTATGGGTGGTATCAATATGTTTTTGGGTCACTCGAATTCTTCTAAAACTACCGCTATGATTTTGGCTGGAGCTGACGCTCAGAGAAAGGGACATATCCCCGTGTTTATTATAACTGAAAAAAAATGGAGTTGGGAACATGCAATCGAATTAGGTTTGGTTGCGGAAAAAAATAGTAACGGAGAATGGGACGGAGACTTCATATTTAATGATAGTTTCGACTATATTGAACAAGCAACTGACTTCATTAATGAAATGTTGGATGCTCAAGAAAAAGGGGACATCCCTTACAATCTATTATTCTTATGGGATTCTGTTGGTTCAATTCCTTGTAAGATGACATTTGAAGGTAAAGGTGGGAAGATGCATAACGCCTCGGCACTTGCCGATAAAATTGGTATGGGTATACACTCAAGAATTTCAAAGTCAAAGAAAGAAGATTATCCATATTACAACACTATGGTTGTGGTTAACCAACCTTGGGTTGATCTACCCGATAATCCTTTCGGACAACCTGAAATTAAGGCAAAAGGTGGAGAGGCACTTTGGTTGGCATCCGCATTGGTATTCTTATTCGGTAATCAAAAGAAGGCGGGTATTAATCACATTACGGCAACTAAAAACGGAAGAACAATATCTTACGCTATCAGAACCAAAATATCTATTATTAAAAATCACGTAAATGGTTTGGGTTATAAAGATGGTAAGATTATTGCCGTACCACAAGGGTATATTAGTGATACCAAAGAAGCGTTAGAACAATATAAGAAACAATACTCTAGTTATTGGAACGCAATACTTTCGGGAACTGGTGAGATTCTTTTAGATGAAAAAGAATCTGAGATAGACGAATAATATCCCGAAGTTTTTTTACAAACAATTTAAAAATAACAAAGTGACGAAAACACTTTTAGTTGATGGTAATAACCTTTTGAAAATTGGGTTTCACGGAGTCAAAGAATTTTACCACAAAGGTGAACATATCGGAGGTATTTATCATTTTTTAAATACCCTCCGTAAGTTCATAGAACAAGAGAATTTTGATAAGGTAGTTGTGATGTGGGATGGGGATACAAACTCGTCGGTACGAAAACTAATATACCCCAAATATAAAGGACAAAGACCTGAAAATGATCCCTTAAAAGAGAATTCGTTTAATTACCAAAAACAACGGATTAAACAATATCTTGAGGAGATGTTTATTCGTCAAGTTGAAATGAATGATAATGAGGCGGATGACTTAATTGCATATTACTGTCAAATATCAGATGACGAACAAAAAACAATTTTTTCATCGGATAAGGATTTAACGCAACTAATTTCAGAAAAAGTATCAATCTATTCACCACAACAAAAACGAACTTATAAGGTTGGTGATATGGTTAAAAATAGGGATTTAGAATTTCCCCACTATAACATCAAAACCACCAAAATTTTATGTGGTGACATCTCTGACAATATCGATGGAATTAGATTACTTGGAGAAAAAACCTTGGTAAAATTATTTCCTGAAATACTTGAAAATCCAATATCATTTAATGATATTTTGACAAAGGCGGAACTTTTATTAAAAGAAGATAAAGAAAATTCGGCTCTTAAAAATCTGTTATCAGGGAAAACTAAAGAAGGTGTATATGGTGAAGAATTTTTTCAAATAAATGAAAAGATAATTGACTTATCAAATCCATTAATTACCGATGATGGTAAAACAATTGTTCAAGATTTTTATAAGGAAACCTTGGACCCTGATGGTAGGGGATATAAAAACCTAATTAAAATGATGATGGATGACGGAATATTCAAATACCTACCGAAGCACGACAATGCGTGGGTAGATTTCCTAAAACCAATAATGAAACTAACAAGAAAAGAAAAACAAAAATTTAAAAACGAAAAAAAATAAATTATGAAAGAACAAGATTCAACCAAATTAGAGTTTTTACTCAAAGTAAATGAAAATATCATCGTTCAAAGATTTTTTAATGTCAGAGGGTATAACACCAAGGCAAAGAATTCGATGGAACTACACGATTTTATCAGTTATTTTATTGAAGAATTTAAATCGGATTTGAGAGTTAAAACCGCAACATATATGATGGACAATCAATATGAAATTTATGAGAATCCTGATGTGATGGAAACATCAATCACAAATGGTCCTGAGAAATTCAGTTTAACAATCAAAAATGGGGATACTATTTTGTATAATCGTTACCTTGACGCGAAGATTTACCCACCAAAAGTTAGATACACAGTCGATCTCCGACCAAAATTAAAGTACGTTCTGAACACCTTAACGGAGATTTTCTCAACAAAAAAATTAACTTTAGAATATCTGAATTATAGTTTAGATGTGTAATATTTATCAATACATCAATAGAATTTTATATGGCGGCAGAAAAGAACTTTGAATATTTAGGACAATCATTTCAATTACAATTACTTAATCAGATTGTTGTAGATAAAGAATTTTCTCACTCCATCGTAGATGTAATTGAACCAAATTATTTTGAAAACAAATACTTTAAAATAATCATACAAATGATTAAAGAGTATTATTCAAAATACGAAGTTACACCATCTTTTGAAACACTTAATCAGATCACTAGAAGTGAGCTACCACAAGAAATGGTGGCGAAAGTAGTACTTGACTCAATTAAGAAGATTAAAGACGTTCAAATAGACGGAACGTTATTTGTACAAGAAAAGGCTTTGAAATTCTGTAAACAACAAGAAGTTTCAAAGGCGATGGTTAAGGCTCAAAAAATCATAGACGGAGGAGAATTTGAAAGTTATGACTCAATTGAGGAATTATTTAAGAAGGCTTTACAGGTAGGGGAAGTTGACTGTGGTATAATGGACGTATTCTCTAATTTGGACGAAGTTTTGGATGAGGATTATAGACACCCAATTCCTATGGGAATACCGGGTATTGACAAACTGTTAAAGGGTGGTTTGGCTAAGGGTGAAATTGGAGTGATTTTGGCACCAACAGGTGTCGGTAAGAGTACCATACTCACTAAGATTGGAAACCACGCATTTAATTTAGGTCATAATGTATTACAGATATTCTTTGAGGACAACCCAAAGATTATCCAACGAAAACACATCACATTATGGACAGGAATACACCCCGATGACCTAACTCTTAAAAAACAAGAGGTAATGACTAAGGTTAAAGAAGTGGAAGGAACTATGAAAAATAAACTAATCCTTCAAAAATACGCTTCTGATACTTTATCTATGAATCAAATTAAAAACTCAATCCGAAAGTTAATCGCAGACGGACAACCAATCGATATGGTGTTGTTAGATTATATCGATTGTGTCTTACCTGATAGACAACTCGAAGATGAGTGGAAAAGTGAGGGTTCGGTAATGAGAGGTTTTGAATCGATGTGTCACGAATTGAGTTTGGCAGGATGGACTGCAACACAAGGAAATAGGTCATCCATCTCATCTGAGGTCGTTACAACAGATCAAATGGGTGGTTCAATTAAAAAGGCACAAGTTGGTCACGTTATTATTTCCGTGGCAAAAAGTCTTACACAGAAAGAAATGAAATTGGCAACAATAGCAATTACAAAATCAAGAATTGGTGACGATGGTGTTATTTTTGAAAATTGTAAGTTTGATAATGCAATGTTGGATATCGATGTTGAATCGTCAACCACTTTCTTAGGTCATGAGGAAAATAAAGAAGAAGATCGTCGTAAGAGAATGAGAGAATTGATGGATAAAAGAAAAGAAAAAGAAGCAAAAAATAATTAATTATGGAGAAAATTTTAAAAGAAAATCCAAATAGGTTTGTGATATTCCCAATTGAACATCACGATATTTGGAAATTTTATGAACAACACCAAGCGGCGATTTGGACCGCAGAAGAGGTTGATATTAGTGGTGACATCAGAGATTGGGAAAAATTATCTGATAATGAAAAATACTTTATCAAAAATATCTTATCATTTTTCGCGGCATCCGACGGAATTGTTAATGAAAACCTTGCGGAAAACTTTTATAGAGAAGTTCAATATCCTGAGGCAAAATTCTTTTACGGGATGCAATTGGCGATGGAAAATATTCACTCACTAATGTATTCATTATTGATTGATACTTACATAAATGAACCAAATGAGAAGTTGGAGTGTTTTAGAGCGATTCAACATCTACCAGCGGTTCAGAAAAAGGCTAATTGGGCTCTTAATTGGATCGAAAATGCATCATTCCAAGAGAGATTGGTTGCCTTTGCAGCGGTTGAAGGTATATTTTTTTCAGGGTCTTTCTGCTCAATTTTTTGGTTAAAGTCAAGAGGTATTATGCAAGGTCTTTGTAACGCAAACGCCTTGATTTTTAAAGATGAAAACTTACATTGCGATTTTGCGATTCATTTGTTTAATAATCATTTGGAAAATAAGATATCTGAAAAACGAATTAAAGAGATTTTATTGTCAGCACTTGATATTGAGAAAGAATTTATTACCGAGTCACTACCGGTGTCACTTATCGGTATGAACCAAAATCTTATGAAACAATATTTGGAATTCGTAGTTGATGGATTGTTGGTTAAATTTGGTTGTAAAAAAGAATTTAACGTTGAACAACCATTTAAATTTATGGAACAAATCGCGGTTGAAACCAAGGGTAACTTCTTTGAAAGTAGAACGATTGAATATCAAAAGGCTAAACTTAATGAGGCGATCTCATTTGATGAAGAATTTTAAACTATAAAATATGTCACTAACAATTATTAAAAAAGGTGGGGAAGAAGCATCATTCAACCCCACTAAAATATATAACCGAATTAAAAAAGCGTCTAAATCACTTAACGTGAATTCAGACGAAATTTTCATTAAGGTAATCACTTCAGTACCAACTGAGGGAAAAATAACTACCAAGGACTTAGATAAATTGGTATATGAGATATCGGCATCATACACCGGCAGTCACTATGATTATAGTAGATTGGCGGCAACGGTTGCTATTTCTTCTTATCATAAAGACACTAATCCGAGTTTTAGTGAAACTATGAAATCACTAAATGACGATGGTGTTGTAAATGACGATTTAATTAATCTTATTCAACTATACGGTGAGAAAAAAATTGACGAAATCATAAACCATGACTTAGATTACAATTTTGATTACTTTGCTTGGAGGTCTCTACAAGAGATGTATTTGTTAAAAAGTCCAAAAGGTATTTCAGTAGAAAGACCACAACATATGTATATGAGAGTGGCGATTTGGGTTACCAAATCATTCGAAGAAGCGGTTAATTATTATAAGTCATTATCTAATCAACTGATTTCTCCGGCAACTCCGATTATGATAAATGCGGGAACCAAAGTTCCACAGTTGGCTTCTTGTGTATTACATTACAATAATGATGATTCAAGAGAAGGTTTATTAGGGACTTTAACCGACATATCAACATATTCTTCTGACGCTGCGGGTATAGGACTTTGTATGAGTAATATTAGATCAAAAGACACTCGTATTTCATCATCAGGTGGGTACGCCGGTGGTTTATTAAAATACCTTAAAATAGTTAACGAATCACTAAGGTTCTTTAACCAACAAGGAAGACGACCAGGTAGTGCGGCAATCTATATTGAACCTTGGCACAAGGATATCTTTGATTTATTGGACATCAAGAAAAATACAGGACTTGAAGAATTAAGAGCGAGAGACCTTTTTACTTCGTTATGGTTACCTGATAATTTTATGAGAGCGGTACGAGAATCAGGAGATTGGTATTTATTCTGCCCTAATGACATTATCAAAGCGGGTATTAAACCCCTCCAAGAGTGTTACGGTGACGAATACGAAGAAAATTATAACAAAGCGGTTAGTTTAGGGTTAGGTAAAAAAATCAAGGCCCAAGAACTTTGGTATAAGATTATTGAGTCTCAAATTGAAACTGGTGTTCCTTATCTATGTTCAAAAGATAACGCGAATAAAAAAACTAACCACCAAAACATCGGTGTGATTAAACAATCAAATTTATGTAACGAGATCTATCAATATACCGATGAACTTACTACGGCTATTTGCACATTATCTTCTATGATTTTGAAAAACTTTATAGTTGATGGGAAATTTAATTTCCAATTACTATTTGAAGAAACACGTAAGGTTGTAAGAGCACTTAACAAGGTTATTGATATTAACTACTACTCAACCGAAAAAGGTAGAAAAGGTGGTTTAGAACAAAGAGCAATCGGTATCGGAACTCAAGGATTGGCGGATGTGTTTTATTTAATGGATTATGTATTCACTTCTGATGAGGCGAAGAAATTAAATAAAGATATCTTTGAAACTATCTATTTCGGAGCGATTTTCGAATCAAATAACTTGTGTAAAACAGGAGAATATAAACCATACGACTTCTTTAACGGGTCACCTATGTCACAAGGAATATTCCAATTTGATATGTGGGGATTGAATGAAAGTGATTTATCAGGAATGTGGGATTGGAACTCACTTAAAGAAAGTGTTAAGTCATACGGGGTTTGTAATTCACTATCAACAGCACAGATGCCAGTAGCATCATCGGCAAAAATCACAGGGT